AATGGGTCGTCGTCTTTGCCCATCCATTCGTCCCAATAAACAACAACTAACTCTAACGCTTCCCGCAACTTATCGCACTCAGTTCTAGCATAATCATAGTGCATTTGTAGATCGGAGTTAGCTAACCGCAACTGTTTAATCTCTTGGATCACACGATGCCTGATCTTGTATTGTTCAGACAATATGTATCCATCGTACTCTTTGAGTTCTTTAATAGCATCCATCACTTTCCCCCCTTTAGTGCATTTTCAGCAATGTCGTATGCTTCCATGTCTGACCCAGTGACATGACAGATTTTCTTCAACGCTTTCCTCAACCGCACAATCTCGTCGGCTCCATCAAATGCGTTGCGACATTCTTCCTCGGCACCGCAGGGTGTTGATTCAAAATTACAGGTGCAACCGTTCCGCAGTCGTTTAACGATATCCATCACTCTTTCTCCTTCAGTGCGGCACGGGCAACAAGAGCGGCTTCTTGGCAATTATCACAACAAGTGTTGTTGGAGATTGATTGCAACACATCCCGCAACCGCTTAATCTCGGCGTCTTGTTTTTCCAGATCGGCATAGGATCCATTGCGACATTCTCTTTCAAATTCAACTTGCCCTCGCAGTTGCTCAATCGTATCGGCGGCATCACGCAAAGCAATTGCATCGCTATCAAACTTCACAAGACCAATCCGTTGCCGTAAGCGTTCAACGATATCCATCACTCTGGCTCCTTCAGTGCTTCACGGACAATATCGTGCATCTTGTCAATCTTCATCGCAACCCGCACAATTTCAGGTGCAATTTTCTTCAACGCTTTTCTCAACTTAATGATCTCGTATCACTCTTTCTCCAATGCGTTTTGTGCGTTTTTCATCACAGAAAACCAATCAGCGTCACCGTTTTTAACAAAGTTCCTTATTGCTTTTGCGGCTTGTGCTGGTGTTACTTTTCCGTAATTGTCTACCAGACCATCCCAAAATAACCAGTCTTCACCATTTTTATCTTTATCCGCTGCATCAGCGTACTCTTGAAACGGCGGGTAAAATAATTCATTTAGTTTGTCTCTTCGCGATTTAACGTACCAGTGTGCTCTTTCTATGGCATCATAATGGTAAATAATTGAGCCATCTTCTGTTGCTACTGGTTCTTCCTTATTCAGAAGCCAACACCATCCACCGATACAGGCGACTGTGCCGCAATCGTTTTTGCTGTCTGCGATGACTTCTAAATTAAAGTTTTTTTGGTTAGGCTGTGGCTCAATGCCAATGTCAGAAAAACCAGAAGATGAACTAGTATGTACTAACTCGTTTGCCTCTAACATTTCTGCTACAGCCAACAGTGCTGTTGCGTGTTCAATGTATTCATCCATCACTCTTTCTCCAATGCGTCTTGTGCGATTTTCTGTGCTGACTGCATCTTTGCAATCCGGTGAAGCACTTTCTTTACTCGATTGGTTTCTTTGATAAACACGTCCATCAATTCAAATGCTAGTTTCTTGTCTTCCCTTATCTTGATGATCTCGTCGGCTGCCTCGGCACACCATTCGCCTTCTTGGCTCCAACTGATATCAACAGTTCGCAGCCGTTCAACAATGTCAGTCATTATTTTGTTACCTGATTTGGAAAGATGCCATAATTTCTTCTTAAAACCATAACTTCTTCAATGTAACGTTCACATTCTTTAATTAATCGTTCTCTTTCGGCTGATAAATTTTTTATTGTTTCCAGCAAAAAAGAAATTCTGGTTCTTGAATTAAGAACTTCAATTCTTAGAAAGTCTATTTCCATTTCTTGTTCGGTCATTTCAGTAACTCCCTTATTCTGTCGTGTATCGTCATCATGACTTCGTTGTCTTCTGCATTGGCTTCTTCAAGATCCAATGCGTTATTAATCTTCACACGCAAGTCATCCATGCGTAGCCGCTCGGCAGCCAACTGGTTCTGCATATCCATGTAGGCCTTCTTCCAATGATCCGTCATCGTCTGTTGTTTCATGTGTAACACCAATGCGTTTGTGGCTATCCCGACTGCCGTGCCAATAACTAGCAGGGCAATCGGGCCTAGTACCGTGATGGGGTCGATCATTTCTTCATAGACTGCTTCACTGAAGCAGCAATCTGGTCATCTAGATCAGACAGAACAACCTGCAACTGTGTTGCCTTGGCAGCATCCGGTAACTTAGTCTCGGCGAACTGCCCTGCGAACCCGACATAGGCAGCCAGATCAATCCAACTGTCCTGATGCGTCCTTTGGTTAGCAATCCTAGCTAGTTTTACAGCCATCATCACAACCGATACATCGTACGCAGAAATATTTTTGCCTAGAATTGTGCCAGCAATAGTTGCCGCCCTTGTGAATGATGAACTCGCATCACCGTAATCCTGATGGCGGTCCTCTATAATACTGAGAGATTGAGTAAGAATGTCTTTGTGATTCACTTGCCTGTTCCTTTTTCTTTTGTTCAAGGGCTGATCGCCCGGTAGGTGGCTTGCCGTATAGAGTTACATCATTGCCCTCAGCTAGTTCCTTAACGATCCTGTCTCGCTGTTTCTTGAACTCTTCCTCATTCGACTGCGATAGGGACTGGAACTCTCTCTGCGGGTTGTCTCTGTTCTTTATGTCTTGGTTAACCCACTCTCCGACTGTGGAGTATGGTACGCCAGTAATCCGGCATACCTGTGCTTGTGATCCAAACTTCTTGAAAAGATCCAAGACATTTTGTTTATCTTGGTCAGTCCACTTCGTCATGCAAGTTCCTCATATCGCTTGGAATACTCATCATTCAGTGCTTCACGCCATGCTACAGGCCAGTCTTTAACCTCGTCAATCAGGCCGACCTTGAGGTCACGCAGCATATCCTTGGTAGTGGCATCTCTGATCAGCCGTTCTACCTGCTTCCAACGGTCGGGATTGTCCTTCTTGATGCCATTGCTGCTCTTTGTAGGTGCAGTTGGAACCTCAGACACAACCCGATTAGGACGGTCGATAGCACCCTCGCCATCGTCATCCGTTGGTGGCAGCATGAACAGGCTCATCAACGAGTAACGAGAGGCATAAGTGATAGCAGAGCCAGCACCTTGGGCATCCCTCTTTGTCAGTGGTATCTCGAAACGTGTCGTCATCGACTGTCCAGAGATATGCGAGATAGTAGTCGTGACTTCGAGACAACCATGCTCGGTCATCCGACCTGGTGCCTGTGTTACGATCAGCCCGTGTTCCTGTAGATGTGGTCTCAATGTGTCAATGACGGCCTCTAAAGACGCATAACGGTTGCTAAAGTAAGGATTGCTGCTGTCACGCTTCACGCCCGTCAGCGCACCCTGTACGCCGTGCATTGCAGTGATCAACTTATTACTTGGTATCTCGGTCATAGATCTACTTCCTCTGGGTATACTAAAATAAGATTTTTGTTTGCTATCTCGGTAGCCATGAGAACGCTGTTCCAGTTCTCTTCTGATGGGTAGTGATGATATCGCTCGATAGCCTTAGTCAATATCGTAAGTGTGTCTGCTAGGTCGTACAGCGTAATCATTATTACCTCCTTTTCGCTCGACCATTGAAACCTAGATGATAAAAAATCTCTTGTCAAACAATTTTTTTATGATAGATTGATTATGTTGAAAAATTAAATCAGGAGGTAATAATGAGCTTTATCAACGAGTTAACAGAAGTATCAAAAATCAATCAGCGTTTTATGTACCGCAGAAATTCACGGGAGACATCTATCGAGGCAGCTAGATCCGTGCATCCGAGCCTCTCTGCGATTGCTCTCGAAGTCCTGCGTTACGCCTACGATCAGGGCTATGCAGGGTTCACTGACATTCAGCTCGCGATTGATCTTGATTGCGAAACGTCTACCTACCGCTCACGCAGAGCAGACCTGACTAGACTTGGCTTGATCGTAGACAATGGCAACCGAGTGAAGCATCTAGCTAGAAACAACCGCAACCACATTGTGTGGGTACATAGGGATTTTAAAGTATGACCATTTGGGAACTGATCCAAGACCTTGGTGGGCCGTCATTTGTGGCCCGTGAACTGAACTTAACACCTGCTGCTCCGGCCTACTGGGCTAGGAACAATGTGATACCGCTGAAGCAATGGCGTAAAGTATTAGAGCTGTGTGCTTCTTCAAAATATCCAATGACTGCCGAGAAGCTGCTTGCCATGCACGGATTTTAATGCTTGAATGTCTATCTTGGCAAGATCGGGCAGACCGAGGCGGCAACCTCCCTAACCGCCTCGGTCATCACAAAGATAGCAAAT